GCAGTAAGTTTAGTATTCGGTTCATTTTTAACCGTATTATTTCTTATAGTGGGAGTAGTAATTGGTTGGACTGTTCGGGAATATATGATGAACTATCGGGAAGTACCAAGACCTCACCCCGAAATGTTTGATAATCAGGGTAACTTGATTCCAGATGAGGTTATTGCATTTAATTTTGAAAACTATCATGACAACATCACAGACGAAGAAGAAGACCACGAGCAAACCTAGAACAAAAGTAGTTAAAACTACCGAAAGTTTAGAATTACCTAAGAATCCTTTTACTTTTGAAATATTTCATTTAGTTTCAAAGCAGAGATCTAAAGCAAAAAAAGTAGAAGTTCTTAAAAAATATGATCATCCATCATTGAGAGCTCTTTTTATTTGGAATTTTGATGAAAGTGTAATTTCAATGATACCTCAAGGTGAAGTTCCTTATAGTGGATTTGATGATCAGAATACTTATAGTGGAACTCTTTCTACTAGAATTTCTGAAGAAGTTCGAAGTATGCATGAAAAAGATTCTTTCTCTTTAGGAGTAACTGATCAACAAGGTCATACTACTATTAGAAGAGAATATAAAAATTTCTATCATTTTTTAAAAGGTGGTAATGATGGAATCAATAATATTCGAAGAGAAACAATGTTTATTAATATTCTTGAGGGTATACATCCTTTAGAAGCAGAAATTATTTGTCTTGTTAAAGATAAGAGATTGTCTGAAAAATATAAAATTACAAAAGAAGTTGTTTCAGAAGCTTATCCTGAGATAGTATGGGGAGGTCGATCATAATGACAAGTCAGGTGGATGAAGCACCTAAAACAAAAGAAAAAAATATGGAAGAAAGTAGTATAAAACCAGTAGCACTAAAGTATGGTTGTGAAGTTCTTCAAGAGAAGACAACTCATCAAGTTGCTAATGATAAATCACTTCCTAATGATGCCTACTTGATTACATATATTGTTAATGGTGAGACACACATGGACCTTACGAGATGTAAGAGTCAGGTGAGTTTATTTGATATGTACTATGATACTTATGGAGCAGGTGCCGTGCAGAGTATTAAGTATGGGTATGGCACATCTAATCCAAAACTATGGGGAAATAGTAAGAAGACTGAAACCAAAAAGCGAAAGTAATTCCCCAGATCGGGGGGAAAAAATCCCGGCAAAATTTTGACCTCTAAGGTTTTTTTTAAATTGTATAGTATAATACAAAACCACTTGACTATATAGAATATAGGGTCTATAATAGACCTATCGTTCATCGGGGTAATCCCGACGCAAGTAAGTCGCGGAACGGAGCGTTCATCCCATGTTTGAACTCTTACTGTATACAACATTATCTTGTTCTGATGCCAGAGATATAATTTCTGGTGTCAATAAGAACAAAGATATGCCCAACCATATAAAGGTTGAGCTTGTAGAAACCATTAGGGATTCTGTTCAGATAAGAGAGTTTTGTGAATGGGACGCAACCGACTGAAGGAACGGATAAACGGATCCATCGAAAGATGAGAAGGTTAATCATCCATTCATTCAGGAGTATAACAATGGCACAAGTAGTTTATCGTGGAGTAAAGTACGACACTCAAGAGCGTCGTGAGCAACAAAAAGCAACTCAACAAAAGCGCTGGTTCAACGAAATTTATCGTGGAATCAAGCACGACAAACAAGTAGTTGTAGTAGGAGAAAACTAATGCTTCAATTGCTAGGGTTAAGCACCCTATTTACGGTTGCATTTATTGGTATGATTTATGGGGAAGTTTTACTTCTCCATAAAATTCAAAACTAAAGTGTTGGGGGGGTTGACTTTCCCCCCTTTTTTATTTAAAATGTGAGTAGTAATCATCTTGTTATGGATAGAGAGAAATTAAAATTGATAGTTCGTAACCTAGAACTGCTAGTAGATACATTAAAGGCAGAGGTTCTTTCGGACGTTGATGCATATAAATATGATAGTCAGAATTCATTAACTCTAGATTACGACGAAATCTTTGAGGATGATGATGACTGATAGAGCAACAAGACTTTTAAAACTCCTGAAGAGAATGTTGAAGCAGGAGCACCTTTATACCGACGATCAAATTAGAGAGATAAAAAATAATATTCGTTCGGTAGAAGAAGAACTCAACAGAATCAAAGTAGAAACTAGTAAAGGATTTAAAAAACAATGAATGCAAAATTGGTAAGTATTACTCCTGATGCTGAAAAGACCATGGCATACATTGCCCGTGTGTCTAATCCAAATAATCAGGATAATGAAAAATTTTCTGGACTTCTGAAGTATTGTATTAAGCACAATCACTGGTCTGTATTTGAGCAGAGTTATATGACACTGGAACTCAAGTGTTCCCGTGCCATAGCAGCTCAAGTGTTGCGTCACAGGAGTTTTACATATCAAGAATTTTCACAACGGTATGCCGATTCTTCTCTTCTTGGTGCAGAGATTCCTATTCCGGAGTATCGTCGTCAAGATACCAAGAACCGTCAGAATTCTATTGATGACCTTGACCCCGTAGTTGTTGATAAACTTGAGCGTCAGACAAAGACTTTGTTTGATTCTTCAATGGCACTTTATGAGCAAATGCTTGATATTGGCGTGGCAAAGGAATGTGCAAGAATGGTGCTTCCCCTCGCCGTACAGACAAAAATTTACATGACGGGCTCATGTAGGTCATGGATCCATTACATAGATCTGAGAACTGCTAACGGCACTCAGAAGGAGCACATGAAACTTGCACTAGACTGTAAGCAGGTATTTACCGAACAGTTCCCTTCTGTATCAGAAGCCCTGGAGTGGGTCTAAATATTTTGTATTGATTTTATAGTATGCCAACATATCCTGTAGTAAATAAACAAACTGGTGAGCAAAAAGAAGTAACCATGAGTTACACTGTTTGGGACCAGTGGAAAGAAGATAATCCTGATTGGATTAGAGATTGGTCTGATCCTTCTACTGCACCAGTTGCAACAGAAGTTGGGGATTGGAAAAATACTCTAAAGCGAAAATATCCGGGATGGAATGATGTGCTTGGAAAAGTGCAGAAATCACCTGGTGCAACAATACAAAAATTAGGATAAAATGGCAAGAAGAAAAAGAGCATCTGCAGAGCAACCTATCGGGGTTGGTCTCACGGCAAAGCAGATGAAGAGGAAGAAACCTCTCAGTTCCGATTACTTGGTTGAAGTTGATCCACTTACAGACAATCAAAAAATTTTATTTGATTCTTATAAAGCAGGAAAACATTTAGTTGCTTATGGGTGTGCTGGCACAGGAAAAACCTTTATTACACTCTACAATGCACTGATGGATGTTCTTTCTGAGAACACTCCCTATGAAAGAATCTATCTTGTTCGTTCTTTAGTTGCCACGAGAGAGATTGGATTCCTTCCTGGTGATCATGAAGACAAGGCAGATATTTACCAGATTCCTTATAAGAATATGGTAAAGTACATGTTCCAGATGCCTAGTGATGCCGACTTTGAGATGCTCTATGGTAATCTCAAGGCACAAGAAACTATTAAGTTTTGGAGTACATCATTCCTTCGTGGAACCACACTTGATAATTCTATTGTAATTGTCGATGAATTTCAAAATCTCAACTTTCATGAATTAGATTCTATTATTACCCGTGTTGGTGAGAATACTAGAATTTGTTTCTGTGGTGATGCAAGACAAACTGATTTAACAAAAACAAATGATAGGAATGGTATTGTTGATTTTATGAACATCTTGCGTAAAATGACATCATTTGATATAATTGAATTTGGAGTAGAAGATATTGTTCGCTCTGGATTGGTTAAAGAGTATCTTACGGCAAAAATTGAAGCAGGTTATTAATGTTTGATCATATTGATTTGAGTCTCCCATCTCTCGACAGAGAGACGATTGATGGAGTTCGTTATTACAAAGTTCCAGATGAAGAAGAACTTATTAGGCTGGTCTCGATTACATCGGTGACCAGTCATTTTAATAAGGAAATCTTTGTTAAGTGGCGTAAAAAAGTTGGTGAAGAAGAAGCAAATCGTATCACTAAAAAGGCAACAAGTCGTGGTACAGATATGCACACTCTTGTAGAGCATCATCTCAAAAATGAAGACCTACCAAAGGTTCAACCAATTTCAGATTTTCTTTTCAAAATCTCAAAATCGACCCTTAATAATATAAATAATATTCATGCTTTAGAAAGTTCCCTATATAGTAAGGAACTTGGTATTGCTGGTACTGTTGACTGTATCGCTGAATATGAAGGCGAGTTAGCAATAATCGATTTTAAAACATCTGCTAAACCAAAACCAGAAGACTGGATCGAGCACTATTTCGTTCAGTGTATGGCATATGGATGTATGCTATACGAAATGACCGGTATCATGGTCAAAAAACTTG